CAACAAGTGGAACCCCCATTATTGCACCTGTCTCTGCTGCTGGTGCAACCACAAGTCCAGACCAAGGATCTGACATCAAAGAAACTTTAGATGAAGTTGCTATGGCGGTAGCTAATGCGTCGTGACATGTTATGACAACAGAAGGATCATCCGAATGATCGTGTACTGGATTAGACTTAATTTTTAAACATTGTCCTTCACCAGCGCCATCATTAACATAAAGATAACCACCTGCGTACTGGTTCAAAGTAAGGTCAGTTCCCGCTGTTTCTACTGAAATCTCATACTCCCCCGCAGAAACTGCTGCTGTTGGAGCTAAATCTTGGTGATCTGCCTTTGTTCCAACAATGGTTTGAACGAGTTTTCCTGCTGTTAATGCAACACCGCCTACTAAACCATATCTGAACACCCTGTCACCGTAGTAAAGAACTGACCCTAAAGGAATATCGTTTCCTAAAGAGTCTGTTACAGAAGTTGTGCCACTTGTGAAAGGGTTGATAATTGAGTCTGGGTTAGAGCCCTTACCAGTGAAAAAGTCCGTAGGTGCAAAACCTAGTATTGAACTTGTCCCAGTTACGCTACCAATTTGGTACGCACCACCTTCGCTAGTTCCATAAGTAGTTTCTGTCCCTGTTGAACTATCTGTACGGTAAGTTATAAAACCGTTTTTGGACCTGACTGGTCCAGAAAAACTTGAATTCGCCATGTGAGTCTCCTGTCGTGGCTAGTGTCTACCGCGCTATGCAGTAGTCAGGAACATAAGATACTACTGTAAAAAGAATAGGGCGACAAGGCGTCGCCCTATTCATCCCTGTCGCTAAAGCTATGCTCCAGGTGTACCGAAGACACAACGCCAGTCAGAAACCCCGAAACTGTACCTTTCCCGGGCCTTAAACCGAGAATTTCCAGTATCAAAGTCACCTTCCATCGCCGTGCGAATCGGTGTTCTCTGGAACAACTTAAAGCCATTTGGCGCATCCGTCTTAATGAAGAAAGCATCGGTATCGGTCAAGAAGTGGTTAACAACCGCTCCATCAGGGACCATACCCATAGAATTCACTGCATTAATATCGTTATCCGCCGTAGCTGGCCGAAGGTTTGAGGCAAGAGTGCGCTCCGCTATGAACTGCAATTCTTTCGGAATAACCAATTTCATTCCCCGAACTGCAATTTTCAAACCGCGCTCATCTGTCAATCCCGCAATATCAATCAGCATCTGTTCCAACGAAGTTTCATTCAAATCTGATGCCGTAGACAAAAGATTCCGTTGGTTTCCGCTAACGGATGGATGCGAAGAAGAACAGAGTGCTGCACCGTCTCCAACCGGATAGCTCGTAGAAAAGGCGTTGTTCAACACAGAAGCAGCCTTAATCTGCTTTGACTGGGACATGGATCGCGCCAGCGCACGGGTATAACGTGCTGCCAGACGGTCATACAAATTGTCCTCAATCGCTTCTTCTGTTATTGAGAAAGCCAGAGCTATCGTCTCGTGCGTATAACGTGCAGTGAATGTCTCCTGCGCGTCATCAAAGGAAATGGCGCTACCTTCAGCCTTAACGGGAGCAGTCCCGAAGCCCGAAAGCATTGTCTCTTCCTCAAATGCCCGATCTGAAGATTCCTCGGTGTAGATTTCCGCGTGCTCTTTCTCGTACCGATCATACTCAAGCCCGAATAAAGCATTTAATCCGGGTTCAAGCTCTTTCGCTAATTGTGCTCTTGAAATAGCCATTTATTTCACCCCCCTAAATGCCAGTCGAATCCGCAGTGGTCTGCGAATCAAATCGACGGGTTGAGGCATTAAAGTGGGCGTTTAGCCGAACTAACAGCGGAATTCCTGCCGCCGTAAAGTCGCTATTCGCATCGTCATCAACGATACCCACAACACGCAAAGGCAGCGTGGCTGTCGTTGCGATTGAAGATACACTTAATGCTGAGTTAGAACGCCCCGTATCCGTGGAACCGGTACGGGCTGAAGTTCCAAGTGTAGCGTTTGCAAATACAGCCGTAAGAGCGGTAGCCCTACTGGTGATAGTTGCATCTGTAGCTACTTGGAACAGTTGGTTCGGATTATCAGCAACATACGCTTTTACAGGAAAATTTGTATCTACGCTTACACTTCCGGAACCGGGCCAGTAATTAAGCCATGTAGGCTTTTTCTTGACCGAATCATGGTACATAACGCCAGTTAAGACCCCTAATGCCTGTGTAGTGCCACCAGAAGTGGCTCCAGCATAGTCGATAACGCCTGCCGCAAGCGGCACGCAAATACCAAACTGGTAGATAGCATTAGTATTATCAGAAGCGATTTCATACTCGGTAGTACCGGTAGAATTTGCTCCGCTTCCAACAAGCCCAACAGGACGAAGACCATAGGCAGTTTCTTGATTTGCCATCGAATTGTCCCCTCGTTTAACCTAAAAAAACTGGTACACGTTATTGTTTTCGTGGACCACCAAAAGTTACCCTTGATTGACGGTCAGGTTTAGTGATCGCCATCGTAGAGTGAGCATTCTCGCGCATCATATCGTGGTCAACAGCTTCGAGTTGGTCAGCATGACGCTGACGAAAGTATTCAGTACGCTCGTCTACTGTCTCTAACGGTATACGTGCAAGAAGCAAACCGCCTACTCCAAACACACCCTCATGTTTGCCCGATTCAACAACCGGAGCTTCAAAATCAGGATATTCATCCTTCCGGACCAGTTCATAGCCTTCTCGCATACGAGCTGAGATATTTTGACGGTCGTCAAATCCTCTAACTTCAGCACGTATCCAACGATGCTTAAAACCATCCGGTGCAGGAGGTGCGTCTAACATGGACGGTGGTTGCCACGGCTTACGCCGAGTCGCGGCATTCCTAGTTGTTTTAGCGCGAGAGGTACGCTGAATGGCTTTCAAATCTTCTGCAGAATTTTTAGGTTCTTTAGTTTCCTTGGACACTTCAGCTACTCCTTCACGTATTTAGCGTATTCTTCCAGTGGCACACCCAGTTTTTTGGCAATAGTTACCTGGCTTGGGGTGAGTCTAACCTTTTTGCGCCCAGATTTACTTCCTCGAGATACGCTGGCTACGGTCTGAGCGGTTTTCTTGCCAGCCTCGTCTTTAAACTTGTGTGCAAACTCATTTTTAATGCGTTTGTCTAGCTCATCATAGTAGTCATCTGACTGAGGGTCAAATCCATCTTCTTCAACCAGCTTCTTATGAATACCAAAAGCTGCAAAAGTCATAGTGTAGTCTTCCCCAAACCACTCATTTTTAGTGGCCCATTTTTCAGCTTTTGGGTCAGCTTTTTGGGGCTGGGAAGGTGCCTGTGGAACTGCGTCAGAAGAAGCCGCCCTTTGTTGATTGTAATAAGCCTCGTAAGTAGCCTGCTGTTGTTCCTGCTGTACCTTTGCTTGCTGATAACGGTCGGCAGCTACCGCTAAATGGGTTAATTTTCTTTGTGCATCGACAGTAGCCTGTGAATCGCCGGTTTCTACGGCACGTTTAAGTTCAGTCTCTGCCTGAGTTTGCTCAGAAGAAATACGGCCCCCGTATTCAGAAAGATAACTTTGGTCCAACGACCGTAATCGGGATTTAACTTCTTCTGATTCATTCCGCACATTTTGTGCATATCGGATGGCTTCTTCCCTCTCACGCTCAGTTTCCTTGACCCGTTTAGTTAACTTATTAATTCTTTTTTGAACAGTTTTACTGTATTGTTCCTGTTCACTTTCTTCGGCAACTTCTACAGGAGGGGCTTCTTTTTCTTCATCTCCAGATACCTTGATACTGGACTCTTCTATCTCTATCGTTTTTTCAGGTTCAGTAATATCCAGAGGAACCTGCTCCTTACCTGTTTCCACAGATTGTATCTCTGTTGTTGCCATATTTATCCCCTTCCCTAATTATGTAAAATATCGTCAGGATTTTTAATAGTAGCTAAAATCTCGTCATCATTAAGAATTCTAACTTCTCCACCTTCAATTTTAAAACGAGAACCGGCATATCGAGCAAAGATAACCCATTGTTTTTCTTGGCACCAAGGCCCTTTTGGAAACTTTTCCTTGTCAGCATAAGCCAAAGGACCCATTTTTAGAACATATCCAGCTACAGTTTGAATTTGCGTCTCGTCTAAAGTTTTTTCAGAAACTAAAATACCGCCTTTAGTTGCTTTAGGGGGCCGATAGGGAAGGATCAGGATTCTCCATCCTGTAGGTTCAGGGAGACGTTCTAAAATAGGCCCGTCGATTAATGAAGGGTCCAGTGTTTTTTCAGCGGCTTCTACATAAAGTGAATCTAAAAGATCATCTTTTTTAGTCGCTTCAAGCATCTAGTTTTTCCTGTTTTTCCAGCATATAGGAAAGCTCTTGGCGTATAAGGATCAGGCCGTTAAGCTCCCCCATAAGTTCTCGATATTGCTCCATATTTTTTATACCGTTATTCTCCAGAATCTCTTTTATCTGGCTTCTTCTTTCTCGAATTACGGTAAAAATAAATTGAGCAACGTCAATTTCATCCATATTTTGATCTTACATCATCAAATACAATCTTACTAGGTCTTATATCCTTTGTTAATAGTGCCCAGTTCTAATCATTTCTGTCAACTCTTTAGCGCGATTACCCACCTGTCGGCTCCACCTGCTGTCCATAAACTGGTCAGCGGCTTCCTCCCATTCCTCATTGGCCATCGCATTTAAAGCCTTAATAAATAAACGTAATTTTGTCTGACCCAGATTAAAACTAATATCTATCAGGGCATCCCGTCTCACACTATCCAGTTCATCAAACCAGTCATATTCTTCTGTCAACTCCGTCGTAATACGACTAATATCATTTTGAAGCAGGTACTCTATTTCATTGTCAGAAAGGCCCAAACCGTTTTTACTGATATTTCTACCTACCCCGATAGTTTCATGTCCCGTAGGGCATTTATAGCAAAATTTTTCGGACCCTTCATGCTTTTTAAGCATTTCAACAAGTTTTTGGCCCATAGTCTGGTCAAAGTCTTCTGTTAAACGTAGAAGCTGTTTTTCCTATAGATATATTCTTTGGGCTTGAATTAGCCAATCGTAGTGCCTTGGAAGACTTTCCATTTGTCCGGCCATTAATGAGGTGAACCGTTTTTTTCAAAAATTTCTCAACTTCTTCTCTGTTTCCATGCCGTTGTCCGCTGACTGTAGCCGTATCCCCCAAAAAAATTTCATATTGCCACCATTCCCCCTTCTTGCCTTCGTCTGGGACACTATTGCTTCTAGTAATTTTTATACTGTACCGCTCCACTAACTGTCTCGGGCTACTCCATTCATTTTTTCCCAAGTTCTTAGGCCGCCTAATCCTAAAAGACCCATGAGAATCGTAGATAGTTGAGAAAAATCAAAATTAGGTAAATCCTGCTCATATCCTGCTAGGGCAAAGCTAAATTGCAATAATGGAGCGAGTATAAAGTGGTAGGCAAGCGAAATTCCACAGGTCCAGCCCACGAAGGGCCGCCACCCCGAAACAAAAACGCTCTTATGGGCTGCTTCTGTTTTATTAACCTCTATCTGGGCCAAATTAGCACTATGTATTGCGGTTTCCAGCTCATGCTGAAGTTTGGTTTTTAAATCTTTATCCGCAACCAGCTTGTCAAGAATCTTGGTGACTGGCTGCAATAATCTTTCAAACATTTATTTAAACCATCCAGCCACGGTATCCGCCACTTTATGGACTGTAGCCACAGTCCGGACCAGTACTTTCGGAGGTTTTTTGGCTATACCGAGTGTAGCTCCTTCAGTAACACCTTCGGCAAAGGCCGTGTCTTCCGGTGTCGGTTTGTCCAGATTTTCTATTGTCTTGGGATTAATAACTACCGCAGCGCCGAAATCTACATGAGGAATTACCCCTGAAGTGGATAGTTTCAGATGCAGATCACCGTCCTTGTCATACCAGACACCGGCATCTACACCGGCTCCGGCTCCCGGTCCTCCTCCGGCTCCGGCCCATACTTTTGCCTGATCCCCATCCGGACTCACATATTGCCATTTCATTACTTCAGATACGGTTACCCCCACATGGGCACTGACTTTTACCTCAAGGCCGCGACCGTCATGGGTATCTACGTCGGCACTGACGCCCTGCTCTTCATTAACAGTGGTAACTGTACAAACATGGTCGAAGTTCCATTTGTCGGTATGGGCCCACTTTTTTCCCAAGGCTTTCTTGAAAAAGAAGTTGCCATTACCACTTACATAAAAGCAATCTTCGTTCTTGGAATTGGAAATATAGTATCCGGGTGGAACAGATTGTCCCGTAGTCATTTTTTACGTCTCCCCCTAATAGCCCCTCCGCGCTTTTTCTTTGAGGTAGACAAGGCAATAGCTATGGCCTGTTTTTGGGGCCTACCTTCCCGTACCAGCGTACTGATATTCCGGCTAACTGTTTTTCGCCCTCGGCCTTTTTTTAAAGGCATCTTAACAACTCTTGAATCTGCTCCCGCGTAATGCGCTTCGCATTCCTTTCTTCTTTCCTGTAACCGTAATCCCTTTTGCCGTATTGGGAGCGGCTGATTCTTTCGGGCTCGGATAAGGAACGGAACCTTGTCCGTCTATAATGGCCTTTCCTACTGCGGTTGGTGTTCTCTTTGCGGGACCACTGATAATATGTACTTTACTCATAGCTATTTACCCTCGTTGTTTCATGCGTTCACGGTCTTCTGCAGATTGAATCCGTGCCGCCGTCTGTTTCTCCTGACTGGAAATCCGTTGCTGGAACTCCGTAGCTTTCTGCGCCATTCGTTCCCTATCCAGCGCCAGTTCCTGCTGGTCCTGTGCCAGATTTCCTTTTACCTGCTGGTCCTTGATAGCCAGTTCCTGCTGCTTGAGCCCGATTAACGGATCAGGCGGTTCCTGACCTCCACCGGATATCTGCTGACTAAGTTGCTTCACCTGCTGCATACCCTGTGCAATAAGCTGCGCTTTAACTGCCTCAAATTCCAGACTTCTTGGTGGCATTTCAACTTCCCCTCCCCCCTGCATAGTAGGCAACATACCCTCCGGTGGCAACATACCATCAGGAGCTACCTGTTGAATTCCCCCTGTCGGAGGAGGTTGCGCACCGTTTACGGGAGGTTGTGGAGGCATACCATTCATACCAGCTTGCGCGGGCATCCCCTGTTGCGCAGGAGGTTGTTGCTGTTGCATGGCCATTTCAGCCTGTTCTTCGGCCTGTACCCTGACATGCTCCATAATGTGTTTCTGCAGTTCCATCCCTACTTTAGGCATCTGCCCTACCATAGGAGAGGAACCAAAAATCAAATGCGCCATGATATGCGCCTGATGATCCTGACCGGGAAAAGCCTCCAACGGAATACTTTCCATCGCATCAATATTTTCCTGTGCCGGATCACGGGGCTCTATCTTGTCCGTGGCCTGCGAGGCAAGAATCTTGTCTATATCCCGCACGCCCAGTGCCTCATACATGCGGCGGTAGACTTCAGGAATATTATGTATTTCAGGTGCCTGCATAGCTAACTGCAATTCTGTCTGAGCCAGCGTAATCCGTTGAGCCTGGGAAAAGACATTAGGATTGGATACCGGCACCACATCCACACGGTCATCGAAATCCTCACTCCGCACAGACTGGTCCGCACCGGCTACCGTATAGGGGTATTC